AAAATTAAAATCTTTTTTTTCATAATAATAATAAATTAAAAAGCCCATCAAAGTGTAGAGGTCGGATTTTCTACAAATTGATGGGCAAATGTCCTTTTGTGTTTAATATGGTTTCCGACCTAACACATTGCAAATATAAGAATACTTTTTTAATATAATACAAAATAAATAAAAAAAAATAATCTTTTTTAAAGTGTACTTAATGTGTACTCAAATGTGTACTATATAAATATGTATTAATCAATAAGTTACAATCGAAAGTGCACATTTTTATGTTTTTTTGGGCTATTTTTTAAAAAAGGGGGAAATAAAAAATAAATATTTTATATAAATAAATAATATAAAAGAGGGTGAATATATTATACAATAGGGAATTTTTTGAAAAAGCGTACTATTTTAGGTTAATCAATTGTAATATAATATTTTAGTTAGTACAAATAGGTTTTTCAATGTGTTGTTGGTAATTTCAAAGCGTACTTTTTACACACAAAAAAACCCAACCGTTAAAGATTGGGCTTGGATTTAAAATGGAGGTTGCCAGCATTCACCGACTTTGTTTTGTTTGTAGGGTTCTATTTCACTACTAAACATCCGTTTTGTTTGCAGAAACGTACAATCGCTGATCGTGGTTATTTCCGCTGTGTAGACCGTGTTCTCGTAAAATACCAACGAATCATGTTTAATGTCCGTTATGCGAAGGCAATCGCACGTTTTCACCTCCTCTTTTTGGCAGCCTACCATGAGCAATGCTGCTGCAATTATTAGTTTTTTCATAACATTTTTTTTAATAGTTCAATATAACCCTCCTCCTCTGCGTAACCTATTTTTTTAAGGAACTCGAAATAATCCCCTGTAACGTATCTTTTAGCCTGCCAAGTCTTGTAATACTCTACGCACTCTTCAACGCTCTTAAATCGCATTAATTTGCGCTTATAGATGAATCCAAACGCATTGTTGTACTCTCGAAATGCTCTACTCTTGCCATTACCTGTTTCAAGCCTGTATTGTGCGTGAACAATCTCCGCGTGTTTAATCTTCTTTGCTTTGATTTGCTGTATACTCAATTGACCGATAGATAGCTTGTTCATCATCAGAAAGCTCGTCAAAAGTAGGGGCTTTATAAATATAATTTTCTTCTTCATATGCTTCGTTTTTGTAGCCAAAATATAGGCTTGTTATGTACTTTTTACCTTCCCATTTCGCTATTGCGTGGCCAACAACTGAAACGGGTAAATTTAAATGCTTTGCGATGTCAAGCTGTATCCATCCCGACTCTAACATATTACGCACTCGCTCGTAAATATAGTTTTCTTCAGAAGGCTTTCTCACAATCGCAATTTATTAGTTCTTTATCAAGTGGTGCGTCATTGTCGTATATCGTCACGAAGTACTCACCGCGTCCGCCACATCTACAGCACTCATTTAGTTTTTTAAATTGGTCAAATTCTTCTAACTCTTCAACTGTACAAATGTACTCGCCATTCATTTGGTAAACATTGCCGTCATACACGTTTATTTGCGCTGTAATACCTTCAAATGATACATCCATAGTATCAGTGCTTATAAGATTGAATTCAACATCGTAAGGCATGAAAAATAAGTCTTTGCCAAATATCTTTTTAAATAGTGTTGTCATGATCAAAATATATAACAGTTACTAAACCAAATAATGCTATTCCGCTCCAAATAGCTTGTGAAATCCCTACTTCGTATCTAACGAACCCTACGATTAAAGCAATGATTAACATTGCGATTAAATAATTAGCGTGCTTCATGTCCCATAATTTTTAAGATGAATTCATAGTTTTCACCCGCTACCTTTTGCGCTTCGGTTACTAACTCCTCAGAAAATTTTACTTTGTCGAATCTGTTGCCATAGCCAACCTTTTCACGTATTTCTGAAATTTGGCTTTCAATTAAATCTGCTGTTTTCATGTGTTTAGTAATTGTAATGCGTTATTTATATCGTTTAAGCGTTTCTCGCGCTCTTTCTTTGCTTCAGGGTATGTTTGTGTGTCCCATTCATTTAAACACTTTAAAAGCAAAATTCTTTCTTTCTCTAATATTTCAACTGCGTAACTCATATTTTGCTATTTTAAAAATTTCATTCCATGTGTAATTAAATTCACCATATAAAGAACAGATTGTTATATTTTTTTTATCAAAATCAATTTTTTTAGTTTTAAGTATGTAATAAGGTAATTGATCAAATATTATTTTAACAGCATCTTTTTGGCTTATTCCATTTTGGTCCATATTACAAGTTTTTGATTGTTGTCTTGCTGTTTCCATGTTTTATTATTTAAAAATTAAAATAGATTCAACTCTTTTTAATGTTTTTTTACCACCAATAGGCATGTATGGTTTATCTTCATTTGGTAAATAACCAAATTTATCACCTTGACAAGCAACATAAATGTTAACGTTACCACCTAATCCGTAACCTGTCGCTGTGTTTTCTACTTTAATATAAGTTGTTTTCATGTGTTTATGTTTTTAATTATGCAACAAATATATATATTAATAATTAATACACCAAACTTTTGAGCAAAAAAAAAGCGATTAATTTCTTAACCGCTTAAAACACACGTATAAAGATACTAAAATTCTTTTAATAAACAATAGGTTATTCTGTTTTGATTCTTGATTAGGTTGATAACCATATAATATTGTTCTGTATTGTTAACTACTTGACAACCAGCGCTCCAGCCACCTATGTTTTCACCTACTACTTTTTCAAGGTAGCTACATGTGTGAAAGTTAATACCATAACCACTACCCGTAATTGGTGCTCCTATCTCTTCGCTCTTTCCATCTTTGTCTCCGTCACGGTATACAATGAATGGTCCTACTTGTTTTAGGGCTGGCATCTTACCTTGGTGTAACCCAAACTTCCAAACGTCATAGTAAACCTCATCAGCTTTAACAACAGCAGCTCCTACTCGATTATATTTAAGATAGCCACCTTGTAAAATTGGAGTCCCAGGGTTAGTTGTGCCTGTAACAACTTTAACAAATTGCTCACCATTGAACAAGTAAAACTTATCGTCGTACTTGTTAGGTGCATCTTCCTCACTACGTACGCCTACTATCCAATAGCCTAAAGGAATAGATTTAAATGATTTTAAACTTTTTACCCTATCGAGTATCTGTTTATCTGTATAGTTTTTAACGTTGTTCATCTACTGTAAGTTGTGATAATACTCCTGCTACTGAACCAACTGCCACCATGTAGGGTGCAATTGCAAAACTAAAAGGTGGAGCGATTAATACCGCCCCTATTCCTCCGATTGCTATTCCAAGACTTTGGATACGTTTCCAAAAGTTTGGCGTTGGTGCTAACCATCTATTTTTTAAACTCTTCAAAACTTCCATCTGTAAATTTTATATAATAATTACTTGAATCGTGCCAAATTGTATGCACTATCTTACCGTTTAATTTTTGCTCTTCGTAGTATTTACGTTTCATGGTGTAGGCATTGTTATTGTAAATTCTGAAGGCGCACCTAACACCGCCTCAAGCCCGTCAACGTGCTGAATGTAGTAAATATTATCAGCAAAATTATAATTAACCCAATAAATAGTATCACCATTAGAATTTGGCAACCCTTTATGAGTTGCCGCTTGATTTCGTGCTGTTATTGCTTCAGCTTCAGTTGTAAATGTATATCCTAACATATTAGTAAATTGAATAATAATTATTAATATTTGTTTTAATGTTATTTTCATTTGAAGTTTGAACGCTGTTGTAATGAATGAACTCCGAAATATAACCATTAAGATTGTACCCTATATTACCACCCATTTTACCAATGCGCAAACCTGTCATCTTCATGAAATTCCAGTTACCCGTAGTTGCTGTATTATTGTTTATTTGAAATTTTGTATTGGCATAATCACCTAAAACATTTGACAATAAAGGTTTGCTTAAAACGCCGGTTGCATCATTATACACGATTGCAGACCCTCCGTCTTCTGAGTATAATTGCAATTGAGTGCTTGACGGCGCATTGATTCTGTACTCGTTATAATTAGTTATACCATCAAATACTACACCATTAATTGCATTGTATTTAAAATAGCAGAACGTGTGAAAGGGATTTTCAGAATAAAACAAAGATGATTGTAAAAATGTGTCAGCACCACCGTCATTAAACAACACAGAATATTTCCCGTTCATTGTTATAAAGCTACCGTTATTAACCAGTAAAGGCTGACTAACTAAGGTGCTTTGGCTTATGTTTTTACTTGAGCCGCTTTGGTCATACCATATAGACACATAACCGCTATTTGCTCCGACAAAAGAAGATATTGAAGCAGTATCTAAAACATTATTCACAAACCCAATATCCTGTGATGCGTTATCACTTGACCTTCTTACACGAATTGCATACCCTGTGTACGCTGTGTTTAATTTTCTCAAAGAGTAGGCTGCTAAAGCTCCGCTATATGTATCTAATAACAATGGAACACCTGAACCTCCACTACTACTTATTATCCCGTGGTTTGCTAATATCATTTAAATAGACTTTAAGTTTAATTATGTTTTCTTCCTTTGGTTTGTATTCTTTTTTTTTCTTCATAAATACCAATTTGTTAAATAGTTATTATGTTGTGGGTAAACGTCTCCATTTTGATTTGCTGTGTACTCAGGAAATAAACTATTGTTCTTACAAATATAGTCTAAAAACCTTTGTGAATACGATTCAGCAATACGTTTTTCTTTCTCGATTAAGTAATCAACCTCCTCTTTTGATACGATTTCGCTATTCTCAGATTGGTGCTTATAAATACCCTTGTTTGAAATTGTGTAAGCGCAAAAAGGTAAGTATTCAACCATTGTGAAATGTATCAGCATAGGCTTTAAATACGACCTTACAAGTGTTATATAATTACCTGATAAAGTATTATTGGTAATATCTGTTTTAATCTTATCCAATAGCTTACTACCCGTGTATTGTTGAATCCAAATATTTTGAGCAACCAACACAAATTGAATAACCTTATCAACGTCTGTATTTGCGTTAAGTGAGGTGTATTCTTGCAAGTCTTTTTTTGATATTAATAGTGCTTCTGCCATGTCTTAAAATTATTTAGGTAAAAATCCTTGATTAGGCATATCAATCGGTCTTGTATATACTCGCTTATCGTTTGTTGGTGCTGTTTCGCCTTGCTTACGCGTTTGTGATGGTGTAAACTTTTTCGCAAGTGGATTGTTAACGTCTGACTTTCTTAAATAAGTTTCACGAACCCATTTGTGGTGGCAAGCGCCTGATCCCTTATATAACCATATGTCATATGTAGTTGCCCCGCGTGGCCCAAAACCTCCTATTGTACCATCTTTGCGGGTTCTTGTTTCATTTACAATTTCACTACTCATTCTAACAATATCTTCTTTACGATAAACTTTGTTAGCTTCAATCATTTTTCTACAAAATAAACGGGACTTTTCAGTTATTTCACCTGTATATCTGTAACGATGCTTAAACATTTTACCATCTTGCTCTGATGTTGCGTTTGGTCTTGCTATACCCGTTTTTACAAAGTTTAAAACCTTTGATAACGTTGTTGGGTTGTTAAGTTTTTCAAGCTCCGCATCCAATTCATCCTCTAACTCATAATCAACCTCTCTACTATCAACTAACACCCATTCATCTAAATCAATATCTTCCCCATATTTCGCAACGTCTAACTCGTCTTGTGCGCTCATTTTAACCTCCTGTATAGGCTTCACGTCATCACTTTCAAACGGTTGTAACGTAGCGAATTTTAAACGTAAACTAACACCATTAAACGCGAGTATCTTATCAATCATTGATACTATTTGCTCTTGCTTTGGCTTTATAACCATATTTTCAAACAATATCGCTCCCGTTTTCATTTCGTCAGCATTTGAACTGAAACCCGTTGCAGAGCTTACACCGAATAATAATGGAGTTGTAACGTTGTGACCTCTTAAAATCTTCGCTGTACATTCCTCACTTAAGTAGTTATAGTGGCTTGGCGCATCGTTTAATGGTATAGAGTCAACTGTCGTGCGTGTTGTTTCATTCTCGTTGAATGATATTACAACTTTTTTACCTTTTGAACCTGTAAGCTTAGCTATTACCGCGTTTGAAATCTCATCTTTTTGCTCGTCAGTTGGTTGCCCATTGTTGAAATTTACGATCGTCGTGGGCGCAAAGGAGTTACTAACCTCATTTATAAGGTATTCGCTAATCTTTTCCTCTAATAACGAATAGTCAATACACCCTTGATAGTCAACCGCACTAAAGTACTTCATACCTGCCGTGTAAGGCGCGTAATAAAGCATTTCAATCTCTTTCTTAGACGTTCCAAAGCTTTCGATTCTTTTAGGTACGTACTTCTTCGGATCGCTCCAATTGTCGGAATAGTAGTACGCTACAATGTCACCATCTTTATTACACTTCTCAGGTCTTAATAATTGTATAGGCGTGTGATACGCACGTATAATATTTTTATGTCCTTTGTCATAGTGAACTTGCAAAGCACATTGACCTAACGCGTATAAATCAAAGATAATACGCTTTAAATCTTCTTCTTTAATTATGCTTTGTAGTTGCGCCCACTCGTTTGGCTTTATCGCGCTATCTGTTGCCTTTAATCCTTTACCAAATACTAAGCGACAAATATTGTTTATAACCGCGTTATTCGTTGCGGAATTGCTATATCTGTCGATTAGGAATTGATAGTAATTATTATCCGCTCCATATTCTACCCATTCGTTACGCGTGCTTTCGATAACTTCAGGGGCAGTGTAAGACGATAATTGTATAATGTTATTATTCATATATTAAAAACTCGTTAGTGCTTTCGCTTTGTGTAAATGTGGATGATGGGTTATCCGTGCAATATATCTTTGAATAAAATCTTACTTCTGAATCTTTTTTAATTTTTAAGGTGTAAGTATGTCCCTCAACTAATCCAAATGTAGCAGTTGCTGTGTGGTAATAATCGCCCGTTGTGTAAGTTGTTATTGAAATAGTAGTAGATACGTTTGTTTGCTCGTCCGTTACTACCAACGTGTTTGAATTACCCGTCTCATTCCTTGGAATGAAGTAAATTGTTTGTGGCGTTGTTGCTGTGGTTAGTACTATCATATTAGTATAACCTAATTTTGTGTTTTTGTTGCAAAAAAAAAGAGGGGCGTTTAAACCCCTCCATTAATTAACTTGTTACAATCATACTTGGAGTTGAACCTCCTAACGGATCTATGTCATAATAAAATGCGTCAGTACCTAAATAAACAAACTGTGAGGGTAATAACTCTTCCGCAACAAAAGTCAAGGAATAACCCGAGAAATCACCAAGCGACCCTCCCGAATTGATACTTCCAGCTGTCAAATCAGCCCCCCTAAATAAACCAACTAAGAAGAAATCCCCTTCGTTTGTCTCAACTAAGATGCGCGGTTTTGCATATGCTAACAATTTAACTTGTTGATGCGTAGCAGCGTCTTGTTTCTTTAGTTTAATAGTCAATGTTTGACGAAAGAATGTAGTCCCGTTTTCGCGTGAACTTACTATTTCTTGGTCATAAACATTTTCGTTAGATTTCAATTCATATTTATAAAGATTTTGAACAAAGTTAACGTAATCTATTGATTCACTAAAATCAGTGTCAACAATATAAACATTACTACCGGGTGCTGTTTCTTTATAAATGTAATTAGACGCTATGTCTTCGTTTATGAAGTAAATGTTTTTAAGCCCTCCTAGACTATCCTTACATCCCTCTAAACGTCCGTGAGTTATCGCACAAGCCATGACTAAGCAGTTACAACGGTTGCACCTGTGAAACAATCAGAAACAATAGTAGCCGAGCTTGTTACGTCCGTGAATGGTGCTGGTAAAGCTTCTTCCGCAGTAAACGTTAAAGAGTACCCGTTGAAATCACCTAAAGCTCCTCCATTGTTTATACTTCCCGCCGTTAAATCAGCACCTCTAAACAATCCCATCAAAAAGAATTGACCGTTGTTATTTTCAATTAGGACGTGTGGTCGACTATAGGCCAAAAGTTTAATTTCTTTGTGAGTCGTAGCATCTTGTTTTTTCAACTTAATTGTTAACGTTTGTCTAAAGAAAGTTGTACCAGCCTCACGACTTGAAACTATTTCTTGGTCGAAAACGTTATCATTTCCTTTTAGTTCGTATTTAAATAAGTTATCCACGTTGGTAACCGCTGTAATAAGGTCGCCCGAAAATGTAACGTCAGAAGGAACAATTTGGTAATTAATGAAATATACCGCCTTTAGACCTCCAATCGTTTCTTTACATTGCTCCGCGCGTCCTGCTGTAATTAAACAAGCCATAATATTTAAGTTTTAAAGTTAAAAAAAAAGGGGAGGGATTTTTAAGCCTCCTCCCCACGTAATCTATTGATTATTACTAATTTACGGAATTGGTGATTCCGTAAGTTACAATATCAGAAACTGAATGATAGTTAACTGCAATACCAGCTCTTAATACGAAACGTACATTTTGGTCTCCTAATGTCTCAGCAGTATCAATTACTCTGATTTCGTTAGTGTCGTTTAATAAACCACAACCAAAGAACAAGTTAGAAGTCT